CCTGCGAGTGAACGCTTGCGAAGTTAGGGGCTGGAAATGGGACTAAAGGGACCGCAACGACAACCGGGCAAGCGCATCGAGGACAAGGCAACGGTTCGCGTCAAGGAAATAATCGGATCAGAACCGCGGATGCCTTACGGATTGACGCCGAATGCCGAGCGCATCTGGGCGGAAACCGTCGCCTATTTGCGCGACGACGGGCGGTTGCATGCGAACCAGGGTCCGATCATCGAACGCTTCGCGATCACGGTTGATCGCGCGAAGGTGATTGACGCCGTCATTGAAGTCGAGGGTCTGATGATCGACGGCAAACCGCATCCGCTCCTGTCCACCAGCATCGCGCTTGCCGAGAAAATTCGGATGATGGCGCGTGAACTCGGCATGACGCCAGCCTCACGGTTGCCGACACTGGTGCCAGCCGAGCGCCCGGAACTTGCGCCGGTGTCGCCAATCGAGGCGATGATGCGCCTGCGTGAGCGACGCGCGTGACATTCGCGGTCGACTTCATCGGGAACCTGCGTCAATCCAAGGGTCAATGGGCGGGGCAACCGCTGGCACTCCTACCGTGGCAGTCCGCGATCATTGACCGGATATACGGCACGATCCGTCCGGATGGCACGCGTCAGTACCGCACCGCGTACGTCGAGGTGCCACGCAAGAACGGCAAGTCTACGCTCGCGGCCGGGATCGCGCTCTATTCACTTGTGGCCGACAACGAACCGGGCGCGGAGGTGTATCTGGCAGCCGTTGATCGTGACCAGGCGGCGATTGTGTTCGACGTCGTGCGCGAGATGGTCGCGCAGGAACCGCACCTGAAAAAACTCCTGAAGGTCGTACCGTCAACGCGCAGGATCATCCACAGCGCATCGAACTCTGTGCTGCGAGTGATCGCATCGGACGCGGGCGGATCTCACGGGTTCAACGCGTCGACGATCATCGCGGATGAGGTGCACGCATGGCCGTCACGGGAACTCTGGGACGTCCTGTCGACCTCGACGGGTGCGCGTCGTCAACCCCTCATGATCGGGATCACAACGGCGGGGTTTGAATCCAACAGCCTCGGCGGACAGTTGCACGAATATGCCGAGCGGGTTCGCGATGGCGTCGTGGATGATCCGTCGTTCCTGCCGGTCCTGTACGGCGCGGAACCAAACGAACCGTGGGACGATCCGGCGGTCTGGCGCAAGGCGAATCCATCACTCGGGCACACCGTGACCGAGGAATATCTTACAGGCGAATGCGCGAGGGCGAAGGCGGTTCCGGCGTACGAAAGCGCGTTCCGGCGGTTGCACCTGTGCCAATGGGTCAATCAGGAGACCCGCTACCTGCCGATGGAGGCGTGGTCCGATTGCGCGGGCGGCGTGACGTTTGCGGACCTTGAAAACGAACTGGACGGTGAAGTCTGCTACGGCGGGCTGGACCTATCCGCGACAACGGACATGACGGCGCTCGTCCTCGTGTTCCCACGCGGTGGAGGGAACTACGATGTGGTCCCGCGCTTCTGGTTGCCGGCCGAGGACATCAAGCGCCGGTCTGAACGGGATCGCGTGCCGTACGACGTATGGGCGAGGCAGGGACTGCTGACACTGACGCCGGGAAACGTGGTCGATTACGCGCACGTCCGTGCCGAAGTCAACTCGCTGGCCCGGCGGTACGTGGTCGGCGGGATCAGTTACGACCGATGGGCGGCTACGCAACTCGTGCAGGAGTTGATGGCGGACGGCATTGACATGGCACCGATGAGCCAAGGCATGGCCTCGATGGCAGCGCCGACATCCGCGCTGCTCGGGTTGACATTGGGGCGCAAACTGAGGCACGCGAACCATCCGATCCTACGCTGGCAGGCGGACAATCTGGTCGTCATCAGCGACGCTGCGGGGAACGTGCGACCGGCAAAACACAAGGCGCGACAGCGCATTGACGGCATCGTGGCGCTGATCATGGGCATCGACCGGGCGTCACGGAACGCAGGCGCGGGCGCATCGGTCTACGAGGAGCGGGGAATGCTGGTCCTATGAGCGACGAGTTTGGCGCAATCATCATCGACGTGGTCGGCATCATTGGCGTGATACTGTTAGTTACCGGCGTCGGCATGTGGTCCTTACCGGCTGCGCTCGTGATTCTTGGCCTGATCGGTATCCTGCTGTGGATCGGCGCGTTGGGCGCGTCACGGAGGCAACAGCGATGAGCGTGATCGGACGCGCCCTATTCGGCAGCGGTGAAAACCGCAACTACTGGTGGCCGCACCTGGCGCAGGCCATGGCCGGGAACGCGAACACGACGGGACGTCCGGTGACCCCGGCGACTGCGGTCGGGTCGACTGCCGTCTGGGCAGCGGTCCGGATCATCAGCGAATCCATCGCGACCCTGCCGTTGCGGGTGTACGAGCGTCGGAACGGCGGGCGCGTCATCGCGACCGAACATCCGCTGTATCCGATCTTGCACGACCGGCCAAACCCGAGGCAAACCGCGGTGGAGTACCGCGAACAGCAACTCGCAAGTTTGCTTTTGTGGGGCAACGCGTATACGTGGATCGACCGATACCCCTCGGGCCGACCGCGGTACCTGTGGCCGATCCGTCCGGACCGCGTGACTGCGCGCATTGACGTCGCAACCGAAAACGATCCTGTTCCTAGCCTCGTGTACGTCGTGTCGACGCATGACGGCGGACAGCGCGTCTATTCCGCGGATGAAATCCTGCACGTCCGTGGCCTGTCCTCCGATGGCCTGATGGGCCTGTCCCCGATAGCGGTACACCGTGACGCGGTCGGGTTGGAACAGGCCGAGCGTGAGTTTGCCGGACGGTTCTTTGGCAACAACGGCCGCCCTGGGGGCGTGCTGAAAGTCGCCGGGCGCTTGTCCAACGACGCAGCCGTCCGGTTGAAACAATCGTGGGAAACCGCGCACCGGGGACTGGAAAACGCGCACCGCGTGGCGGTGCTTGAAGAGGGCATCGAATGGCAATCCATGGGGATGCCTCTTCAGGATGCGCAGTTCGTGGAACAGCGCCGGTTCTCAATCGAGGAGATCGCGCGCATCTTCCGCGTGCCGTTGCATCTGATGGGCGATCTTCAGCGCGCGACCTACTCGAACATTGAACATCAGTCCATCGAGTTCGTTGTCCACACGATCCGGCCGTGGTGCGTGCGACTGGAACAGGCGTATGCGACCCTGCTCTATCCGTCCGAGCGTCAGGCACTGTATGTGGAACATTCAGTCGACGCGCTCCTGCGGGGCGACATCAAGTCGAGATACGACGCGTACGCCGTTGCGCGCCAGTGGGGCTGGCTGTCCGTCAACGAGATCCGTGCGCTTGAGAACCTCAACAGCGTCGGCGTCGACGGTGATAGTTTGATCCAGCCGCTCAACTTCGGGCCGATGGCCGGACCCGTGCCATTGCCGAACGCACCGGCGGTGCGCGCGCTCGTGGAGGAGATCACGCATCGCAACGCGTTGCCGGACGATGCATCCGCGGGCATCGAGATGCGCGCGCTCGGTACGCCTGGGTGGATGCGCCGGAACGCACGCCGGGGCCTTGCATGGCATGAACAGGGATTGTCCGGAGACGGCATCGTGGCACGCACCGTGCGCGAAGCGCGCGAGATGGCAGCGGGCACCGTGAGCGAGGACAAGGCGCGCCGCATGGCGGCGTGGTTTGCGCGTCACATGGTCGACTTGCAATCACCGGACGCGGACCCGCAATCGGACAACTACCCGTCACCGGGCGTTGTGGCGCATGCATTGTGGGGTGGCGGCACACGTCCTGAATCCGAGCGCGCGATGCGGTGGGCGAGGGCACGCGTGGCTGAACTTGACGGCGCGGATGCGCCAATGACCGAAGGCCGGACATTGTCCGGCGATCACGAGGACGACGTCACCGCGCTTGTCGGGATGGCGATGCGGTCCCTCGATGTCCCCGGTATCGCGTCGGCGATCCGGGAGAGTCTCGGAGCGGAAAAGTGAGCGAAGGAACGACGCGCGGTGAGGCAGCCGCGCACATCCTGGCACGCGAGATGGGGCGTCGTACCCGTGCGGTCCACACCCGCATTGACGATGTGGAAAAGGCACGGCGCGAGGCACTGGACGAATTGCGCGCCAAACACGTTGCAATTGAGGGCGTGGACGAGCGTCAGGATGGCCTGATTGACGGCCTGCGCGCCGACCTCGGAAGCGTCCAGCAGGTCGCATCGGCGATTGATCAGGCGCATGGCGAAACACGCGAACTGACGGCGGCACAGGCGCAGGAATTGGTGCGCATTGCGCAACGGTTGACGGCCAACGAGGCGACAGATGCGCGACAGGACGGAGTGATCACCGAGGTGGTCGGCCGTGTCGACGCGCTGGAAGCGACCGCTCCTGTGCCGGGACCGAAGGGCGAAAAAGGAGATCGCGGGCCGAGCGGGCCGCGTGGTGCGATGGGTCCACCGGGCGTGCCTGGTGCGGTCGGATCAGGCACGGGCGGTGGCACCGAATCCGGAACTATTAACAGCGTTTCCGTTTCGTCGGGACTGTCAATCACGGGCACCTCGGATCTCACAATCACGAATACCGGCGTGCGGTCGCTGGCCGGGTCCGGCATCAGCGTGTCGTCCAGCACCGGCGCCGTGACGATCACCGCTGCGAGCGTCACGGCGGGGACAGGGATCACGGTTGCCGGGTCGGGTACCACGGCGCTCACGGTCAGTGCAACCGGCGTGCAATCGCTGACCGCCGGAAACGGCATTACCGTCTCGGGAACCACGACGCCAACCGTTTCGGCGAGCCTCGCGGCTGGCACCGGGATCGGGATCAGTGGCACAACCACGCTGAGTGTGGCCAACACGGGCGTGACCAGTCTCGCAGGCACGGGCGTGACGGTGTCCGCATCCACCGGAGCGGTTACGATCACCGCTCCGGTAGTGGCCGGTGGCACTGGCATCAGTGTGTCAGGGTCGCAGACCACAAGCCTGTCGATCAGCAACACCGGCGTCACATCCATCGTGGCCGGTACCAACGTCTCGGTCTCCGGCGCAACGGGTGCCGTCACGGTGAACGCACCGGCATACGGCACCACACTCACCGCATCCACGATTGGCGGGACGGCTGCGGCTGGCACGTCAACCGGCGTGGCGCGGGAGGATCACAAGCACGCATTTCCCGCTGGTGCAGCGCCATCGGCATTGACGGTGTCCAGCACGCAGGCGACGGGCACCAGTGCGAGTCCGGCGTTGGCTGATCACGTCCATGCCATGCCTGGATCAGCGACTGCCGGCGCATCCGCGGTCGGCGACACGGCGGCGACGGGGACTGCTACGACCGTCGCGCTGTCCGATCATCGCCACAGTCGCGAGGCATTCGGCACACCGGGCGCGGTGACAGGAAATGCCACGGCTGCATCAGGCAGTGCAAGTACCCTTGCCCGTTCCGATCACGTGCATTCAACGGCGAGCATAGCAGTGCTGCTGGCGTCAACCACGTTGGGGAGTGATGCGGCGAGTTACACGTTTAGCAGTATTCCGCAAACGTATACGCATTTGCGTTTAATAAGTTCTATCAGAAGTACTACTACTGGCACTACGGCACAGCTACGATTACAATACAATGGAGATGCAGGAAGTAACTATCTTGCAAGCGCGCAAGCGGGATATAGCACCGCAACCCTTACCGCATTAATTGTGGGAGCGGGTCAATCTCTTACCAATTTCTGGAGTTTGGTTGATACAGTCATCACGGATTATGCAAGTACGACAAAAGGTAAGAGCGAAACTAGTAATTTTCAATTGTATCAATCGTCTGGCGTTCCGGGGGCATTGGACGCTGCTCAATGGGCTGGTTTTTGGAATAGTACATCCGCGTTGACAAGTTTAGTAATTGCTTTATCTGCCGGAAATATAAAAAGCGGCACGAAGTTTCAACTGTATGGATTCCCCTAATGAATGAACCACCCCTTGCCATCGAACTGAACTGTGAAACCGGCGTGGAGACCGTCCGACCGTTGACGGATCAGGAGATCACGCAACGGAATGCGGACATGACCCGTAACGAGGCGGAACGCGCCGAGAAGGATGCCAAGGAAGCCTTGGAACTGGCCGAACGGACCGCGCTTGCAACGTGGATCGCGGGACAGTCCACCCTGCCCGAGGCGGCCCGGAACGCACTGGCGCGGGCGACTGGGGTGACGTTGCCTGTTGCGGAATGACGTCAAACCCTGTAAAGTGGCAATGACCCCTACCGCGCCCGTCGCGCGACCAACAGGAGACACGATGGTCGCAGTGGACAAACGGCGCGCGATACCGTACCGCAAGACCGGGCTTGCACCCGAGAGTCAATCGTGGGATGGTCCCTCCGAGGTTGCCAAGGCGACCGTTGACGATCTCAAGCGCATGTGCGCGTGGGTCGACCAGGCGAATCCGGACATCGAGTCGTCATACAAACTCGCGCATCACACCGTCACCGGGCCGTACGATTGCGTGTGGCGAGGCGTCGCGCAGTGCATGAGCATCATGTTCGGCGGACGTGGAGGCGTTGACATGCCAGACGCTGATCGCAAGGCGGTCTACGATCACCTTGCATCGCACTACGAGGATTTCGGGAAGACACCGCCCGAGTGGAAGCCGGGGACGCGCGATGCGTCACCTGACCGGCTGGAACTCCGGGGCGCACGCGTCGAACTCCGGGGCGCGGATGATCCTGCAACGGGACTGCGCCTTGAGGGCTACGCCGCACTGTTCGACGTACCGTCGCAGCCGCTGCAGTCCGAAGAGGATGACAGCCGCAACGGTGGCTACGGGATGCAATTCACTGAGATCATCCGCCGTGGCGCGTTCACGCGCGCACTGGCAGCCTCTCAGGACGTTCGCTGCCTCTGGAACCACGAGGCCGAGGCACCACTCGGTCGCACCGCTTCGGGCACGCTGACGCTGCGCGAAGACGAGACCGGCCTGTACTTCTCGTGCCTGTTACCGGACACGAGTCTGGGTCGCGACGTCGTGGAATTGGTCCGGCGCGGGGACGTCAATCAGGCGTCGTTCGCATTCCGGGCAGTGACGGACCGTTGGTCCGGATCGGGATCGACGGGGTACGTGCGCGAGTTGCTTGATTGCGACTTGTTTGACGTTTCGGCGGTGACGTACCCGGCATACCAGCAAACCTCGGTGGCGGTCCGGTCCGTCCGGGTGCCAGCAATCCTCACCAATCCGCGGTCAACGACCTTGACGCTCGCCCGTGCCCGGGTACGCGTCATCAGCCTCTAGGAGCATTACAATGGCGTCGAACCTCACTGAACTCCGCGACAGTCGTAATCGGCTGGCGCTGGAAATGCGCGCAATCGTCGAGGACCAGGCGAACTGGGACGGACAGGCCGAAACCCGTTTCGAGGCACTGGACAAGGACTTGTCCGCACTTGACCGGCGCATCGACGCGCTTGCCAAGGCACAGCGTCTTGCAGCCGAGGAAACCGCGCTGCGCGGTTCCGTTGTTGAGACCGAAGAGCGCAAGCCGTCAACCGGCGCGGGACTGTCAATCGAGGCGCAGAAGCGCGCGTTCAACGCGTGGCTGCGCGGAACTGACGAGAATCTCGATCCTGAACTCCGCGCCTACAACCGTCAGCGTCTGGCCGAGGGTCGCGCACAGTCCGTCGGAACTACGACCGCCGGTGGGTATCTCGTCAATTACGAGTTTGGTTCCGGCATCGAGGCCGCCCGTCGCGCGTTCGGCGGGATGCTTTCGGTATCAACCGTCTACCCGACACAGTCCGGCGCGGACCTTCTGCTGCCGACGGTTGACGAGACCGGCGTTAGCGGTTCGATCCTTTCTGAAAACAGCACAATTTCCGAATCAGCAATGACGTTTGGTCAGTTGACGGTTTCAAGTTACATGTACACCTCGGGACTGGTCCTGGTGTCCAACCAGTTGCTTCAGGACAGCGAGTTCCCTCTTGACCAGTTCATCGCCAACGCGCTCGGCGAGCGTCTCGGACGCGCGCAGAACGCGCACTGGACGACGGGTACCGGGTCAAGTCAGCCCTACGGTGTCATCGTCGGAGCCGCAACAGGCAAGACCGGGGCCGCAGGCCAGACCACGACCGTGCTGTATGCGGACCTTGTGGACCTTGTCTACAGTGTCGACGTGGCGTACCGCCAGAACGCGAAGTTCATGATGCGCGACGCGACGGTGGGCATCATCCGCAAGTTGCAAGACAGTCAGAACCGTCCATTGTGGGAGCCGTCGGTGCAGGCTGGACAGCCTGACATGATCATGGGTTATCCCATCGTGGTCAACAACGACGTCGCAACCGCAGCCGCGTCAGCCAAGTCGATTGGGTTCGGCGACTTCAGCAAGTACATCATCCGTGACGTTTCGGGTGTGCAACTCGTGCGAATGACCGAGCGGTACGCAGATGCACTTCAGACCGGCTTTTACGCCTTCCAGAGGACGGGCGGGCGATTGGTGGCTGCAAACACGACGACTTACAACCCTGTCAAGTTGTACGTTCACCCAGCGTCGTAGGAGGTTCCGATGCCGACTGACATTTACTGCACCGTGGCCGAGGTCAAACTGGAACTCGGCATAACGGACAGCGTGGATAACGACCGGATTGACCGGATCGTCTACGCTGTGTCCAGGCAGATAGATGACTTCGCCGGTGCGGATATCCAACCGTTGAGTCAGACCCGCTATTACCGCGCGACAGGGCCGTGGACGGTCAATACCGATCCGTTCACGACCCTGACCTCGGTGGCATATGACAGCGCGGGCGACTGGTCGACGTATTCGTCAATCACCACAGCGTACGCGTCGCCATTCAACGCGAGCGGCAAGGGCAAAGCGTACACACAGGTCATCTTGTCGCCGTTGTCATCGAACCTTTTCCCGATGCACGAACGCGGCGTCCAGGTTGTCGCGACGTACGGGTATGGCGCAACGGCACCGCTTGTGGTCAAAGAGGCTTGCATCATGCAATCCTCGCTCGTGTATCGCCAGCAAGTCAGCGGTGGCGCGCCGATCACCGGGGGTGCGGAGTTTAGCGGTCCTATCATCCAGGCGGGTTTGCATCCCATGGTTCGGCGCATGCTTGAACCGTACCGCCACGGTGGCGGGCTGGGTGCGGCCTGATGGCATCGCGTGGTCGCAACACGATTCGCGTCGATATCACGGGACTCCGGGGCATCTCGAAGGCGCTCGGGGGCGACGCGGTTTACCGCGATGCGATGCGTCGCGTCATCCAGTCGGCGACAGCGCAAGGCGCAAAGCGCATCACGGCGTTGGTGCCGGAGCGGTCCGGCGCGTTGTCATCCGCAGTAAAGCAGCGCTACTTTGACGTCAAGGGCAATTCCAAGCCGCAGATGGGTAGCGTTTCGGCCGGTGCGGGGATTAGTGCTGACGGGTTCCGGTATGGGTGGGCGCTGAATTACGCCAAGAAGATCAAGGGACGGAGCGCGTCCGGATATCACTATAGTGCCGACGGCGTCGGTACTTCGGCGTCACGCGCCGGACAGTCGACGCTTGGATGGATATCCAAGGCGATTCCGACCATGAAGGCGGTCATCCGGCGAAGTGTCGCCAAGGAAACCAAGGCGGTCGAGGCAAAGTTTGCGCAGATCGCGGGGTCGCTGCCATGACGGTCGTGGATGCCCTGACGCAACTCGGAACCGTGGCGCAGGCTGCTACCGTGGCACTCGGCGTCCGGGCGAACCTGATATTCAGCCAACCGCCGGAACAACTCGCGGCGCTGCCTGCCGTCGTCCATCATTGGTCGTCTTCAACGTTTGATCAATACCCGTTCGGACAGGTGCCGACGGGGTTTCAATTCGAGCAGGCGACCATCACGGTGATGTACCTGACCAACCTGCCGACGATGGCACGCGCGCATCCTGCCGTCCTGGCATTTGTGGACGCGTACCGGGCGCTGATCGCAGCCAATCAGGATCTGGCGAACACCGTCCGACAGGTTCGGCTGACACGTGCCACAATCGGTATGGTTGAATACAACGGTAAAGAATTCATGGGCGCGGACCTGACGCTCGAATGCGATCTGTACCACGCGACAACGTGGGTGGAGGCTTGACAATGGCCGTGAAATTGGAACCGCCCATCGGGTCGGACGTCAAGCGTGTGTCGATTGGCGCACGCGTGTACGAACCGACGGATGGCGCGTGGGACATTCAAGAAATAGACGCCGACGATCTCCGTCGTGCCGGATGGCAGGACGAGCCAACGGCATCCGGGTCGTCAATCGCCACGGTCGTGATACCGACCCCGGAGGCAACCGATGCCAATCCTTAGCACAACGAAAGTCCAGTTTGGCAAGGAATCGACGTGGGGAACCGCGGTGCCAGCCACGAAGGTTCTGCCGGTCACATCGGACCCGACGTACGCGAACGAGTACGCCGCGGTCCGTGACAGCGCCCGTCGTGGCATCGCCGCGATGGACTTTGCGTTGCTGCAAGGTGGTGGAAGCGCGAGCCTCTCACTTGAGGGTCCGCTATTGCCAGACATTGCGGGCAATCTTCTGGCGGGCATCATGGGTACCGTTTCGACCGGCACTGCCGTGTCGGGTGTGTACCCGCACACGATCACGCTCGGATCGGCCGTGCCGTCATTCACGGTTGAGGACGCCAATCCCATCGCGTACCGCGAGTACCCTGGGGCGAAGGTCTCGGAACTGCGGTTGGCGTTCACCGCAGCCGATGGCCTGCTTACGCACAAGACCTCGATGGTTTCGGTCACTGGTGTATCGGGCGGAACCGCAACGGCGTCGCTGACCGCGGAAACCAACAAGCCCTGGATCGGCATTGACACGACCGTGTCGATTGGCGGGAGCGCGCAGAACCGCGTCACGTCGTTTGAACTTACCCTCGCGCGCGGTCAGGAACTGGTGCACACGACCGGAAGCCGTGACCCGTCGCGGATCGACGAGCAGCCACTTGAGGCGACGTTCTCGATCAGTCTGGACACGGGCGCATCGTCCGTGGACGATCTGGCGAAATACATGGGAACATCCGGTGCGTTCAATGAGTCCGCCATCGTCCTGACTTGGACGTACGGCGCAACGACGACGCTGCGATCCCTCGTGTTCACCGCGACCCAAGCGTCATTCGGCGATGGTCCGGCGACGCGCGACCTTGGGGGAGGCCTGTACCAGATCACGCTGTCCGGCCGATGCCTGTACAACACGACCGATAGCGGGCCGTGCAAGTTTGTCCTGAACAACACGCAGACTGCATATTAAGGGGAAGCAATGGGATACGCGAAACCACTTCGCACCGTGAGGCTGGCACTCGATGCATCCGGGGAACCGGGGCACTGGGTCGACGTCGAACATCCCGAGGCGATGCGGTGGACGACGAAGGCGCGGATGATCCGCGCATCGTCCATCGAGGATGAGTTCCTGCGGTCATTGGCGCAAGTCGCATCAATGATTGTGGCATGGTCACTGACGGACGTCGATACCGGCGAGGAATTGCCAGTGCCGGTGACGACGGAAACTCTGGACCGGCTACCGGCGCACGTCGTCGAGGCGATCCTGACCTTGGTCGGGGAACTGGTGACGGTCCCAAAAGTGAGCGGGAGCGACTCTGGCACTGGGTAGAGGGGCGGGCCGAGGGCCCGGCGTGGACGTCCGATGTGCTTCTGATGAGGCGCTACGGGTGGACGCCGGAACAACTGGTCCGGCTCGAACCGCTCTGGCGCACACGGTTGCTCCTGGTTGAAAGTTATGAGGCGCAGGTCCGGCAAGAACGTGATCGCAAGGCACGGGCGAACCGGAAGAGGTAACCATGGCGAACGTCGCGAACCTGCGCATCAATGCCGTCGTCAATGATCAAGCGACCCCGGCGCTCAAGCGCATCAACGGGGCACTGAACGGACTGAACTCCGGGATGTCCGGTACGTCCGGTGGCGCGCTCGGCGCAGCGCGGGCATTGACGTCGGTTGGTGGCGGTGCCAACATGGCGGCCATCGGGATCGGCGTTGCGGTAGCGGCCACGGCAGCGCTGGTGGCAGGCACCATTGCCGTCGTCAAGGCGAGTGTGGCTGCAGCGTCTGAAGTCGAGGGATACCGGAATACGCTGTTACGGTTGACCGGCGACGCCGCAAAGGCCGACGCGACCTTCAAGAAATTGCAGGACTTTGCGGACTGGTCGCCATTTGACGACGCGGCGGTGATGCAATCCGCGCAGCGGCTACTGGGCGCGGGCGTTGCAGCGGAGGATCTGACGCGCGTCATGACGGGGTTGTCCGACATCAGCGGCGACAGCGCCGAAACGTTCGGGCGCGCGTCACTGGCGTTCTCGCAAATGCTGCTGAAAGGCAAGGTCAGCCAGGAGGAATTGAACCAGTTTGCCGAGGCCGGAATACCGGCGCAAAAGATGCTGGCCGACGCGATGGGCGTATCGACATCCGCGCTTGGCGAAATGGCATCGAAGGGGCAATTGGTCTCGAAGAAGGTTCTGCCGCTGCTGATTGACCAGATCGAAAAGCAGTTCGGCGGGTCAACCGAGCGCGCTTCGCAGTCGGTCAAGGGACTGTCGTCCACGATGGACGCGAAACTGACGCGCAGTCTGGCGACGCTCGGCAAGGCGCTCGAACCGCTGACCAAGCAGTACCTGCGGGGCATGATTGACCTGCTGGCGGACCTTGACGCGGGCATTGGCGCGATCACCGCGTCGCAGGAGTTCCAGGACTTCCTTGCAGCCGCCGGTGAGGCGTTCAAGGCGGTCTTAGAAGTCATCCGGCCGGTGATGACGATGCTCTTTCACATGGGCCGTGCGGTGTTGCCGTTTTTGACCATTGCGCTGAAGGCGTTCACGCTGGTCATGCGCCTGTTGGGTGCGGGATTGCAATTCGTCGCGCGACTGCTGAAGCCGGTGTGGGATTACCTGCGTGCCCTTGGCAACGCGCTGAAGGCTGGCATCGACTGGGTCATGGCATGGGGCGCACGGCTCGGCGAATGGCCGAAGATCTTTGCCGAGGCGCGCGACTGGATCGTGGAACTGATCGGGTGGATCGCCAAACTTGTGACCAATCCCGTTGCAACCATCAAGGTTCTGTGGGACGTGGCGGTACTGAAACTGCCAACATTCGCGGACATCAATATCAAGGTGCTATGGAACATTGCCGAGTTCGTCGTGCCTGGTCTCAAAGGCATGGAAATCCTCGTCAATCTCGCACTGAGCGGGTATGACGAGGTCCGCAACAAACTCGACACGTTGATGGGACGGGATGTCGCCATCAAGGTGACAGCGGACACTGGCGACGCAGTCGCGTCCATGGATGACATCAAGGAGCGCACGACGAGCCTGCGCGAACCCGCAGAACCGTGGACGGTTACCGTCAGGGGTATCGTGACCGATGCGCTGGACAAACTTGCAGATCTCAGGACGCGCATCATTGAGATCGTGACACCCGACGCGCCTTGGCAATTTGAGGTCTCCGGCATAGTCACGCAGGCGCTTGACGCGGTGGCGAAATTGATGTCCGGCCTGTCCCTGATTCCCACGTTGATCATCATCGCGTTCGGGATCGACTTTGGGGGCGTGGAGTCAGGCATCCGGTCGATCATCGACGCGCTCGCATCAATTCCGCGGATGATCACGACGGTGCACCGCACCATCCAGGCGGACAACGCGGTCGCC